AAGAGCATCATATTGACTATCATCATTGATTACAACATCTGGCATTCTCTCTACTTCTTTCCACTCATCTGTTGATGGTGATAGTGTTAGAGTTCCTGTCCAGTTGAATACAGCAAATGGGTTTACATTAATAGTATTTGACGATTGTAGCTGTGATACAATTGGTACTTCTGTGTAGTTTAATGTGATTAGATCACCAGTTTGTCTCGTAGTTGAATTAACCTCATCAGTCATTAAGTTAATGTTGTTTTCTTCGAATGTTGGTCTACAAATTCCATTTTGTCTATCAATTGATGCATGGTACTCTGGATTACTAACTCGAGCAACAGCACTATTGACAAATGGATCAGCAACGAAGCCAGTCTTAAATCTATCTAAAATTGTGCCATCATACACCTGTTGGTTCCTAGCTACATTCTCTAAAAGGTTTAAAGATGTGTAGTACTCTAAGTGATTAATTCTCTTATCTAAAGCACCAATGTCTCGCATTGTGTATCGCTTATTATCTACGTGCTTAATTAACACATCTGAAGGACTGTGTGTATATGGTGGAATTAATAAATGGAAGATAGTCATTGCATCAGAGATGTCGTCAGGTATTGACGGACGAAGAGAAGGACTACCTTCTGAAATTTGGAAATCACCAGAGCCGTCTAAAGCTACCTTATCAATTCTAGCAATATAATATTGAATGTCAGTTTCAAAAACTGATCCAACTCTTGGACTCTTATTAATTAAAGTAATTGTAGTTCTAAAGTCAATAGCATCACGTAAGTTTATTCCTTCGAATGAAGGAATGTCGTCATATGGAATATTGTTATACGAATCTACATTAAAGAAGTCTCCAGCACCACTATGATCAAAATAATCAAATTCAACTAAGAATGAATTATCCTGATTATAATCAACAGTATAATTTGATGTAGCCTTTAATTTAATACGACCCAATCCATAGTGAGAATGTCTTTGACCATTATCAATTTGGAAGTGTTCTAATAATTCTTCTGATTGAGTTCCAGCGGCAGTAACTAGCTTAATAGATTTAACTGTAGTAATATCTGTCTCACTGAAATCATACCAATTAGCGGTAAGATCTATATCGATACCGTCCTGTATAGTTTCTATCTCATATGAACCATCGGTTTTATGAGTTTTTGTTTTATGTTGTGAATCTTTGACAATCGGAGCAATTAATTGAGCTTGTAGTCCAATTGGATTAGTTACTGAGCTTGGGTAGTTGCTAATAGTAATAGTAGCAGTTGCACTTGAATTACTAAGAACAACATTAAAGTCGCTTCTTCTAGCAAATTGTTTGATATTATTCAAGTCACCATCAATAGTGTAGTATAGTAACCAATCATTTGAATCTGCATCTGTAAACTGTTCATCCGAACTAGATAATGTGTATACTACCGTATTAGTACTATTGAATGATCCAATTAAACCTATGTTACGTGTAATTTCATATCTATAATTATAATCTGCAGGAAGTCCGTTATTGTTAGCATCACTTTGATCTACACTATCACATGTTAAAGTGTAATCACTTGGTAGTCTATAGATATTACTATCTGTTATGAATGAGTAGTTAACCTTATTTGGATCAACATCAACTGTACCAATGAAAGTTCCAGCCTGAACCGATCCAGATTCAATCCCACCTAGAGTACCAGTGATATTGAATATATAAATTCTGTAAGCATCATCAGACTCAGATGCACCACCTGCGGTAATTTGAGCTATAGCTTTAATTGTAGCTCCACCTATAAATGTCCCAGCGCTGTCCTTTAATGCTATAGGGTCACCTACAATTGGTAAGTCGTAGTTAGAAGTTAGTTTAACGTCAACGTAACTACCACCAGTAATATTTAAAGTTTGATCTGTATCAAGTTGGGTGTTACGTGCTTTGTTAATTGCAACTGGTGTATTTGATAATAGTTCTACTTCGTGTCCATAAATATATGCTTTTGCAGGTTCGATAGATAATGTGAACATGCTTTCAAAAGTGTGTGGTTGGAGAGTAGCTACAAAAGGATTAACCGTATAGTTTCCAGATTCATCAAATGTACGTCTTGCTAACGTTTCTTCGATTAAAGCATAATCAGTTGTTCTAGCTTGCTTAACTAATCTACCACCATCTAATCGAGCTAATAATACAAAGTTACTTGCAGTAGCATCGACGTCTTGTGTTCCTAACCTAGTTGTAATTGATAGTCTGTGGGCTCCGCTAGCTGTTTCATTAGGAGAACCAATAGCATTATCAAAAAGGGATATATCCTCACCTGAACTAACAATCGATTCAGTTACAAAGAAACCTACATCTTTAGTAGCGGTTACGTCATACTTTGAAACTACAACTGTGCCAGTCTTAACAACAACAAAATGTTTTCTAATGTAGTAAATACCATCTTCCACAGAAACGATTGAACCTTTACCAACTGTATTGTAGTCTAATATGTCAACTGAGTTACCAATGGTAGCTGATAGTTCATCACTTGATAAAGAATCATTTACTCCGAATACGCCATCGCCAGAAACATAGTTAATATATAACGTTGCTGGATCACCAGGACTAGCTGTATCATCTTCAGCAACTGCATGAACAACAACGGCAGAGTTTGTATTAGTAGCATTAGTTAATGTTACGCCAATGTAGTCTTCTAATGCACCGTTGAATGAAGATAATTTAATAAAGTCTATATCAGATGACACAGTAACGCCACCTGGAATAATCATAGAACCTTCTTTAAACATATGGTCACCCATAGAAGAAACTTGATGTTGCAGTTGTGTTTGAAGCTGAGTTAGTTCTCTAGCCTGCAATGGCACGCCAGGTCTGAATAAAATTCGATTATATTTTTCTTTAGGACTTAATCCATCAATAGCAGTAGGTGCTTCGAAATCGTCCCAATATGGATCTGTGTTAAAATTTATTGCCATTGCTTTATTCCTTTTCTTAGAATTCGATTACTAGTCTGATTGTTTCAATTTGATCACTGCCTCTTAATACTTTATCACGATTCTCTACAAACATTACTTCACCTGAGTTGAAGTCTACTGCACTATCATTTAGTGTAGCAATTGGGTAGTTATTACCACCAATTGTATCAGTTGCTTCAAATGGAGTAAAACCTGTATCAGCATTTTGGATATAGTATAGAATATTATTTACACTATCCCACTGAGTTACAATACCTCTAGCTCCTGATTCATTAGTATCACCAGCTACTATCAACTCATCAACAGCAAAGTCTCCAGAGCCCATAGTTAGAAATTTACAAGTGTTGTAGTTTTCAGCTGCTGCTAAAGCACTATCAGCGTTTGGATTCTTAATTAACGTTATCTGTCTAAAGTGAATTCCATTAGCTGGAATTCCGACAGATGATGGTGATAAGTATCCACCCTCATCACCATCAAAAACTTTATTCAATGACACATAGTGTGCACGTAAATCATATCTAGGGTCACTTCCAAATCCACCACGTGGACTTAATACAGCTCTTACTGTAGCTGGCACTAAACTAGTAGCATTTGGATCAACGACTGTTACAGTAACAGAATCGTATCCAGTACCATAAAATCCATCTTTCATTTGAATTTCAGTAACAACACCATTAGTTATTATAGCATCTGCTTGTGCGCCGATACCGTTACCTTCAAATACAACTGTAGCTTCACTTGTATATCCAGAGCCACCCATAGCCGGATCAATAACAACACTATAAATCGCACCTGCAGTAGTTGCTGCGTTAGTTTGTACATCCCATTGGTCTCTTAATGCTTGAGCAGCAGTTGTACCTGGATCTGCATCCAATTGCTGCACTGGAATAAATTCAGTTGTTAAGAATTTATTAGCAATATCTACTGGAAGTGTGTATAAGTATTTCCAAATATATTTGTCAGGTGTTTTTACTACACCTGATGTTACCGCTCCAACATGTTGATCTGGATCACTGATAGATGCTACTCCTAGTGGAGCATATAAACAAATGAACACACTATAACTGTTTGAAATTACAGTAAAGCGTGCACCTTCAATATTAGGATGTTGATCATCGTATTGGTCATAGAAAGTACCGGATGCCCATGTATTTCTAGGAGCTGCATAAATTGCATCATTCGGTGCTAGTTTTTTCATGGCAAATAGTTCTTGCCAAGCTCGATTAGTTGTACCACCATTTTCATATGGAAGGTGTGGAACTTCTTGTCCATTCTCATCTTCTGTCCATGCATTAGGACGTCCTAAGCCTACATAATAAGTGTCTGTTGCGTTTGTATCCGAAAGACCGTCAACAAACCTTTGTGTTGTATCCAATCTAAAGTTCTGTGTAATAATTGCTGACATTTAGTCTCTCCGTGGTTAAGGTATTAAGGGTTGTTCATCGATGGCTACCTTGGCACCAAAGTGAATATTTATATCTTTATTTATAACATCTTGAATAGTAAATTCTCTGTAATCTCTAATTGGTCTCCAATTCCAGAACTTAGTATTTTCAAAATGGTCGTATGCTCCAATTCTTGCACGAACATCATCATCGTACGAATAAGACTTATATGCTTTAAAGGTATGTGTACTTATAGACGGTCCGTATGGCAGCCATGGAATGAAAATGTTGAATGGAAGACCACCTTGTTGTGAACCTGGTTGGGAGTGAGGCATTCCTTTAGTAAGGATTGTAACAAATACATATATCTCACCAAAGAAGATAAAGCCAGCTGGATGAGCTAATCGCTTAAACGAGTCTCCCCACACTGATTTATCTACACCAGTTTTTAATACATATGAGAATTTCTGATAGAAGTATGAGTCTTGTAAGTATTTTAATACACTTGGTTTACCATCATCATTGGCAAAGTTACCTCGCCTATATGCTGTAATTATATCACCAACCTCTAAGTCTTCATTAAATTTTAATGATATGCTAAAATCTTGAGCGCTGACGTATTCAGTTACCTCAACAAATACACCATTCTTAAAATACAAACCATCACCAATTGGCAGCTCACCATTAGTATCAGCCTGTGATATAGTATCTGTCGGTGAGAAAATCCACCATGTTTGAATAGGAGAGTATGATAGTAAATTTACTTCAGTCCACAAACCACCTTCAATCCATGTACCACCATTGTCTTCACACTCATTTTGTAAAGTGTGACTTTGTAATGTACAGTACGAAGTCTCACAAGAATTTTGAGTAGTGAATTCAGGATCAGAACACTTACCTCCATGACTAAAGTCTAAATGATTTTGCATAACACTTTCGGATACATTAGACCAAGTAGCATCTGATGGAGCAAGAATGTCGTCTTTAGGAAAGTATACTTCAACACCTTCATCATGAATTAATCTGAAGAAGGTTTTAATAGCATCTGGTGTACCACGACTTCTATAAAACTCAATTAGATGTTTATAGAATAATCTTGGATCACTCGCGAATGTTCTAGGAACAGCAACACCGATCTCATTCTGCAGTTCGTTCAATAATTCTTCTTCAATTAAGTCAATATCTCTTTGCTGATCTAATTGGTTAAGATAGAAGGTTGATGTATTTTCTCTCTCAAGGAATAATGCATATACCTTGATAAACTCAATAAGATCTGGATAATTAGTGGCTACGTGTTCTGGAATTAAATCATCTACAAATGAAGACGTATTAAACGATAGCTGGTGACTCATTTTTTAGTATCCACCTGTTGTTTGTGTGGTTTGATAATTAACTGCTCCTGCAGCACCACCAGTAACTACAGTATCAACATCACTTGTTATTATAGATGAATCTAAGTTGATACGAAGTAAGTCATTACGTAATGGTTTAATATCTTGACTAGCTGCTTTAGTTAGGATAGTCAATGTACTTTTAAAATCTTCAACGAATGATTCAACATAAAAATTATCCAAGTATATACATCCTAATGCCACATCTATATAACCAACATTAGGATTAATTACTAGATTATTGTGGTTCACTATTTGTATAATTGTCTTACTTTCATCTGTATTAAAGTAATCCTTTAAGGTGCA